AAGGAGAAAAAAGTAAGCATAGCAAAAATCTGCCATCTCTCTTGAGATAGCATTTTTTAAAACAGTATATTTATTTTTTTTAAACGACATTTAATACTCCTTTTGGTATGGCCTGACAGTTCCAATGTATAAACCTAAATGGTTCATAACCCATATCAACAATATATTGATGAGGTAAATATGATGGAAAAAATATCATACGACCTGGTTTTGCTTTATAATTAATTTGTGAGCTTGCATATGTAACTTTTGTTTTATCTTTTTCAGGTAAAAGATTCATGACATTACCTGGTCTTGGATCTTCAAACAAAGGCATAGATGTTTTTTCACTTGCCTTTAAAAAATAGAAACCAGATATGTGACCATTCCAATGTGTATGTAATGTATGGTGTCCTCCACCTTTTTTTGCAAATTCTTGCACCCACATCTCTGTTATAAATACTTGATAATTAGTTAGATCAAAACCCATTTCACTTAATAAATTATGTGCTGTTGCACCCACATAATCTTGTAATTGTTTAAAATTAGGGTCACCAATTAATGACGTTGAATGAAATACATGACCCATATCACCTTTGTTACCAAATTTTTTATTACGTTTATCAATAGCTGGTTTTAAATTTTTTTTAGATGTTTCAATATATTTGTCTGATGCTTTATTTAAATCATTTACAAATGCTGGTTCATCTGCAAACCATATAGGACATTTAAAATATTCTTCTAATTGTAATCGGTTTGGATAATTAATTATTTCTTTTTGTTTTTTAACTTTAGTTTTTTTCTTTTTCATATTTCTCCTTTATTTAAATGGCCATCCTAAATTCCAAATAACCAAACTTTTTCTTTCTCCACTTTTAACTGGACATACTCTATGCCACACAAAACTAGGAAATACAACTAAAGATCCTTTAGGTAATATTTCTTTACACTTATGTATATTTGGTTTTTTATCAGGATCCATGTTTCTAAAATCAAATTCTAATTCACCGCCTTTGTATTCTTTAGGATCAGATAAAGTAACTGTTACAGATAACTTTCTAATCTTACCATGATCCGGTGTGTTTGGTTTATCATAAGGTCGATCCCAACCATCACAATGCCAATCATAATATTGACCTTTAACATATTTTGTAAACTGACATGCTTCTGAAAAATCCCATTGAAAATTCCAACCTGCATTTTTATTTGCTTGATGAACATATGGTTGTATTTCTTTGTATATCCATCTATCACTCATCCAAACAATGTTAGAATCTCTTTTCTTTTTTAAATCTTTTATCTGTTGTTTATTTAATTTTTTATCGCCATAACCACCAGTGACTGCCATTTGATCTTGTAACTGTTTACCGTAACGAACAATGTCATCACATATTCTATGAGGAATAACGTTTTGAAAATACCAATAATAATTTGTTAAGTTCATATATCTTTATAAACTTAATATAACACTTCTTATGATACTGTCAATGTTCCAGATACTGTAAAAGTAGCTACTTTGTATGATCCTGCAGGGCTCGGTAAAGTTGTTACTGAGTTTGTACCAGGAGATACTGAAAAATTTTGTGTGCTTGGTCCTCTTACTACTACAAGTCCACTACCACCTGCTCCACCAAAAGCACCAGATGCGTGACCATTACCACCACCGCCACCTCCAGTATTAGCAGTTCCAGCTCCAGCACTTCCACATGCTGCAGCCCCAGCTCCACCACCACCTGCTCCACCTGCTGCAGGACCTGCACCTCCATAAGCATTTGCAGAAGCACCTCCACCACCTGCTCTTTGAGTTGGTGTGTTTGTAATATTTGAAGTAACTCCAGCTCCACCTACACCCGGACCTGGTCTGTTATTTCCAGCTGCTCCGGCTCCACCACCGCCACCACCAGATCTTCCTGGAACTGGCAGAGTTCCTGTACCACCAGGATTTCCTTGAGGGGGACTTGTTGGAGGAGTATTACCTGCTCCAGCAGATGTACCACTTGTACAATATCCTTGACCACCACCCGATCCTCCATCTCCACCACTTCCTGGATTACCTGATCCACCACCTCCACCACCAGTCGCTGTGATTGTATCAAAAACTGAATTAGTACCATTACTACCACCATTACCTGGTTCTTGACCACCAGCTCCACCAGCACCTACTGTAATTGAATAACATCCTGCTGATATAAATGCACTTCCTGCACCTAAAGGAGATGCAGTATAACCACCAGTAGAAGCACCGCTTGACTCTCTATAACCTCCAGCTCCACCACCACCAGCGATTGTTCCTCCACCGCCGCCACCACCAGCAATTACTAAATAATCTAAAGTAAAACCAAACTCTGGCCATATTCCTTGAGACCTAGCTTGAAATTGACTTTGCATTGACCATACACCACTTGCTTTACTTAATTCTTTTATTGCTATGTGTCCCGAACCACCACTACCACCTGCGTTTGATGGTCCTCCACCACCACCTCCACCACCACTACCGGTGTTAGCAGTTGCACTTGTTCCTGCTGAGCCATCTCCTGCTCCATTACCACCACCAGCTTGACCACTTCCGCCTGTTCCTGATCCAGGTCCAGGTTGTTCGGCTCCACCTCCTCCACCACCAGCTAATGTTCCTGAATTAGGTAGTCCTGAGAAAGTTGGAGAAAAATCTGTTCCTGATCCACCATTACCGCCTGTGCTTCCAGAACCGTCAGCACCAACGCTACCGATTCCTCCACCACCTCCGGCACCACCACATGGTATACCCTGACCACCATTATTTCCTTCAGGTGGATCAAAACTTCCTGCGTTACCTGTTCCTGCTGAACATCCACATCCAGATGAATATTGTTGTGCTCCACCACCAGATCCTCCCGGACCACCTGATCTAGGTTGACCTGCTCCAGTAGATACACCTCCAAAGCCACCACCCGTTGCTGAATAGGTAACAGAACAAGCAACTAATGTTGAATTAGTACCTGCACATCCTCTTTCACTAGTTACAGATTTTCCAGCTCCACCTCCACCCACTGTTGCTGTTACGATTGATGTTGCATTTATTTCTAAATTTCTTACTCCACCGGCACCACCACCTCCGGCTCCATTAGAAGATGATCCACCTCCACCTGCTATTATTAAAGCTTGAACAACTCTTGTTCCTGATTGTAATGTTACATCTCCTGATGATGTTTTATTTGTGACAGTGCATTTTCCAAACGAAGTTTTATTTGTCTTTCCAATTACTCCACCGTTTGCTGAGCCAGATTTATTTCTTGGCATTTAAGTGTCCTCCTATTCGGACACCCAAGCTGTGCCATTCCAATCGTATTTGGTAGGTGTTTCCGATTCGTCGTTTGATTTAATTGCTTCCCAACCTTTTGTGTTGTCAGCGTTATATTTTGTTTCGTTCCATGAGATTCTGTAAACCCATTCAGGTTCTGATTGACCATCATCAGTAATTGATGGATATGTTATTGGTGCTTTCCAATCATCATTATCATCCAATGACCATGAGGCATGAGGTTGTTGTGTTAAAAATTTATCTTTTACAGGATCATAAATATATCCAATCCCTGCATATTGTTTTCTAAAATTATTATTGTAAGAAGTCTGTTTCCAAATACCGCCTTTAAAAAAATTAACACACCATGTTTCTCCATCAGCATGCATATCATTAGAACCTAATGGTCCTGCTGCTGTATCAATATCGTTGCCAACAACAACTACTCTTTGTACTACTTGATGTGAATCTGACGTAAATCCTGTAGGATCTGTCATTGCTTTTAGTTCTGCGAAATGTGCCATTTTTTTACTCCTTAAAATTCATATTTATAATTTATTTTTAACTTACAGTCAACGTCCCAGAGACGGTAAATTTAGCTACTTTACATCCTCCTGCAGGACTTGGTAAAGTAGAAACCGTATTAGTTCCTGGAGCCGCTGAAATACTCGTTTCTCCCGGTACACGAACTATAACTATACCTGAACCACCTGCTCTTGCAAGTCCACCACAAGTTGGAACATGACCACAATCTCCTCCACCACCAGCACCACCTCCTGTATTGACCGTGCCTGCAACTGAATTTTGAGATGAACTACCACCTTGTCCACCACCACCAGCTCCTCCTGCTCCACCAGCTGGCCCATGATAACTTGGTCCTCTACTACCACCACCGCCACCACCACCAGCGTAAGACGCACAATCATTTGCAATATTATTTGGTGCTCCTGCTCCACCAGCTCCACCACCAGAAGTTGTAGCTCCTGCTCCAACAGCAGTTGCTCCACCCCCACCACCACCTGCTCCTGCACATGGCATAGGGTTTCCTGGTAAAGCTGTTCCACCATTATTTCCTTGAGGAGGATCTGTTGGAGGAGTATTACCTGATCCTCCAGCAGTAGTACATCTTATAGATCCACCACCACCTGATCCACCATCACTCTCAGAACATGCTGCAGTGCCAAAATCATTAGCTGCTCCACCACCTGTTGATGTTATTGTTGAAAATATTGAGTTATTTCCTTTACTACCAGTTGATCCACCTGCACCAACTGTAATTGTATAAGGACCTGGTTCTAGCTCTATAGCATCACCTTGTAATGGAGAAGGTCCAAAACCAGAAGCTCTATAACCTCCAGCTCCACCTCCACCACCTCTATTACCATTAGAACCACCTCCACCAGCGACTACTAGATAATCTGCATTTAATATAAATCTTGGCCACAAACCTGCATTTAATTGATCTATTTGTTCATTAAGACTCCAGACTCCTGAAGCTTTATCTAATTCTTTTACGACTACTATTCCTGAGCCACCTGATCCACCTGTTCTATTTCCTGAATACCAAGTTCCTCCACCACCACCGCCAGTATTAGCTGTTCCTGAAGTTCCATTATTTGAACCAAATCCACCTGCTCCTCCACCACCAGCTCCACCAGCTCCACCTGGTGTAGCGTCTGATCCACCTCCACCTCCACCTGCATAAGAAACACATGAACCTGTAATTGAATTTGCTAAACCTGCTCCACCTGCTCCACCTTGACCGTATGGTGGATTTCCTCCAGGTGCTGCAGCATTTGATCCTACTGCTCCAGCTCCACCACCGCCACCAGCAGCATAACTACCTGGTCCCACACCAGTTCCTCCTGAATTTCCTTGTGGTGGACTTACAGGAGGTGTATTTCCAGCACCTCCAGCTCTTGGGCCATTATCTCCACCTTGACCTCCACCACCAGAAGCTCCAGCGCTACCAGCTGCCCCTCCAGGACCACCTGCAGTATTAGAAGCTCCACCTCCAGCAGAAGTTATGCAAGAAAAAGTAGACGAATTACCATCTGCTCCATTTCCAGGTGATCCACCTGCTCCACCTGCTCCTACCGTTATTGAAAAATCTGTCCCCCCACCAACTGAAACATTACAAGATGTTCTGAATCCACCTGCTCCACCACCACCAGTTCCTACTGTATTACAAGCAGCACCTGCAGCACCTGCACCACCTCCTACAACTAAAGTGTTAACTAATCTTGTCCCTGGTTGTGTAGTTAAAGTCCCAGATGATGTTTGAGATGTAATTTTATTTTTACCACGAGATGTTACGTTTGTTGGTCCTATAATTCCGCCATTAGCCATAGCCTATAGTACCTCCTACGCGTCGTCTATAACTTCATATGAAACGAAAAGTGTTAAATCTGAAGCAGCGCTTGCTCCACCTTCTAATACATCACCTTCTTCTAGATAGATGGGTGTATCTAATAAAACTAAAACCGCATCAGCTGGAACTGAAACAGTGCTAGCTATTTTAAAGAGAGCTCCAGATACAGATGATCCTGTTGCTGCTGAAGTTCTTGTTGCCTTATCAACTCCTACAGTTACATCAGCTGCATTTGTTCCATCAATGTTTGCTACTGAAATTCTATTAATTTTTACTAATTTATCTGACGCTACAGTTATTAAAGCTGTGGTAGTGGTTGTGGTTAATTCAAAGCCTTGAGACTCTCCTATAATTGATGATACCGATACTATATTTGGTGCTGCCATAATTTACTCCTTTTAACCGAAAACGATTGCCATTGCAATAGCTTTTCCTGTTGTTGCTGGTG